CTCGACTTAACAATCTGCAGATGGCGATGAAGATTGCTCTTAACTCTGCTTATGGTGCGATGGGTAATCAGTACTTCCGATACTTTGACATTCGTATGGCTGAAGGTATTACGACTTCTGGTCAGTTATCTATTCGTTGGATGGCAAATAAGTTAAATGCATTCCTAAACAAGACTCTTAAAACAGAAGGTAAAGATTTTGTTATTGCGATTGATACTGACTCAATCTATCTTACGCTGGAACATCTCATTGAGAAAGTTTGTGAAGGTAAGAACACCGAGCAAAAGATCAAGTACATGGACAAGATCTGTGAAGATGTTTTCCAACCATTCATTGATCAAGGTTACACAGAACTATCAGATTACATGAATGCGTATAGTCAAAAGATGGTCATGAAGCGAGAAGTTCTTGCGGACAAAGCCATCTGGACTGCCAAGAAAAGATATATCATTAATGTTCACAACTCAGAAGGAGTTCAGTTTGCGAAACCTAAGATTAAAGTTATGGGTTTGGAGATGGTCAAGTCATCTACACCTGCGGTTATTCGTGATAAACTACGTGAGTCTATTCAAGTTATCCTTTCGGGAGAGCAGAAAGATCTACATGCGTATGTTATGGAGTTTAGAAAACAGTTTGATAAATTACCGATTCAAGAGATTGCTTTCCCAAGAGGTGTGAATGGGATGAAGCAGTATGCTGGCTCTCCGATTTATACAAAGGGAACACCAATACATGTTCGTGGTTCTTTGCTGTTTAACCATCACTGTAAACGCATGGGAATAGATAAGAAGTATCAACCTATTCGTGATGGCGATAAGATTCGTTTTGTTTATGTTCGCACACCAAATCCTTTTCAAGAAGATGTGATTGCATTTCCTCAAGTTCTGCCAAAAGAGTTTAAATTAGAATCATACATAGATTATGACAAGATGTTTGAGAAGGTTTTCTTAGACGCATTACAAATTGTAATCCAATCCTTGGGCTGGAAGACTCAAGAAGAAAGTTCACTGGAGGATTTCTTTGGCTAACATTAGAGTTATCAAAAAAGGTATCAATGTTTCTAAGATATTGAAACAGTTACACCAATACCCAGAGGATTGGGGTTCACAAAAGAACATTGAAGGTGCAGGAGATCTTGTCAATGATCAGGGGTTCCCTGCAGTTCAAGCAGGTGTATTGCAATTAGTTGTAGGTGTCGTTGCACAAAAAGAAGACTATGTTGGTGACAGTGAAATGTCTAGTAGAACTCCAGCTTGTAATAGACATACAGAGATTATAGGATTCTTAAAACGAAACTTTAAGAAGTTTGACAGATGTGGGTTCTTGTCTTTACCGATTGGTGGAGAAGTTGGACAGCATATTGATATTGGAAGTTATTACCAAACCAGAGACAGATACCATCTTGCAATACAAGGAACATATGACTACACAGTTGGCGGAGAAACTGTAACAGTTAATCCTGGAGATCTTATTTGGTTTAATAATAAATTATCACACGGAACAAAGAATGTCGGAGATGTAATAAGAATTACATTTGTGTTTGATGTCCCACATAGCAAGAATAATCCATAATTGTCTTGCAATAAAATTTACAGTATAATGTTAACATAACATAAAGGAACACTATGAGTATACTAGACAAAATTAAAAAGGGTTCAACTATCAAGGATTCATCAATCCTAGCAAACTCTAAATTCTTCACAAAGAAGGATATGATTCCTACTTCAATTCCAATCATCAATGTGGCTCTTTCTGGTCGTCTTGATGGTGGTTTGACTCCAGGACTTACAATGTGGGCTGGTCCAAGCAAACACTTTAAGACAGCGTTTAGTTTGTTGATGGCAAAATCTTACATGGACAAATATGAAGATGCTGCCTTACTCTTTTATGATTCAGAATTCGGTACACCACAATCTTATTTTGACACATTTGGTATTGATACCAAAAGAGTTCTTCACACTCCTCTTACAGATGTTGAACAACTTAAATTCGACATCATGCAACAACTACAAAATGTAGAACGTGGTGATCATCTTATTATCGTTATCGATTCAATCGGAAATCTTGCTTCAAAGAAAGAAGTAGAAGATGCTATGGATGGTAAGTCTGTTGCTGACATGAGTCGTGCTAAACAAATGAAGTCATTGTTCCGTATGGTTACACCACACTTGAACATGAAAGACATTCCATTAGTTGTAGTAAATCATACATATAAAGAGATTGGTTTATATCCAAAGGACATCGTTGGTGGTGGCACTGGATCATATTATTCTGCTGACAATATCTTTATTCTTGGTCGTCAGCAAGAAAAAGATGGAACTGAAGTTGTTGGTTACAATTTCATTATTAATGTAGAAAAGAGTCGTTATGTTAAAGAAAAATCTAAAATACCTGTTAGTGTATCTTTTGATGGTGGTATTAGTACATGGTCTGGTTTACTCGATATTGCTCTTGAATCAGGACATGTGGTTAAACCTACCAATGGTTGGTACTCAAAGGTAGATGTAGAAACAGGTGAGGTTGAAGATAAAAAATATCGTATTAAAGATACTGATACCAAAGACTTTTGGTTACCATTGTTAACATCTAAATCATTCTACAATTATGTGAAGAACAAGTATTCAATGGGACAGGCTGATATGTTACAATCTGATGGTCTTGATAAAGCACTAGAGGACTTAGAATTCCATGAAGAGTAATCTACCAATTACTATTACAGAGAATAGACACAGTGGTCTTCAAGCAATAAAATTGACAGAAGGTGCTTTTGAAGGTATAATTTATACATATGGAAAGGTGTCATTCGATGAACAGGATGATACTTTGCATTTAAAGTTTGAGTATGAGATCCTTGATTCTGCTGATAAAGGTATGACAGATATGAAACCTTTTGAAGCATACATAGGTGATATACTACAAGAATTGCTACATCAAGGTGTGGCAGAAAACAATTTAACATACACAGGTGGAACAGAAATTGATGCGAATAGAACAAAAGATTCTGAGCAATCTGATATTTGATGAAAACTATTGCCGTAAAGTAATTCCATTTATCAAGAAAGAATATTTTGCAGAGCGCAAAGAAGTAATCTTAGCAGACGAGATTGTTTCTTTCTTCACCAAGTATAACAAACCAGTATCCAAAGAAATCCTACAGATTGAAATTAGTAATAGGAAAGATCTCAACGATAAAGAGTTGGATGACCTTGGCAAATTTATCGGTACACTTAGCCAAGAACCAGTCAATGAAGACTGGATGTTAGAAAATACTGAAAAGTTTTGTAAGGACAGAGCAGTTTATAATGCAATTCTTAAATCAATTCAAATCATTGATGGTAAAGACAAGGCTCAGTCAACTGATTCACTTCCATCTATTCTTTCTGATGCACTTGCTGTTTCATTTGATAATCATATTGGGCATGACTATTTGGATGACCATAATGAGAGGTATGATTTTTATCATAGGGTGGAAGAGAAAGTTCCATTCGATCTTGAAATGTTCAATAAAATCACTAAGGGTGGACTATCAAAGAAAACCCTTAACATTTGTCTTGCTGGCACTGGTGTTGGTAAGTCTTTGTTTATGTGTCACGTTGGTGCTGGTTGCCTAACCCAAGGAAAAAATGTCTTATACATAACTATGGAAATGGCAGAAGAGCGCATCGCTGAAAGGATTGATGCAAATCTTTTGAACCTAACCATGGATGAATTAAAAGTTATTGACAGGGATATCTACGAAAGTCGTATTGCCAAGATTGTAAAAAAGACTAAAGGCAAGTTAATCGTCAAAGAATACCCAACTGCCAGCGCACATGCTGGTCACTTTCGTGCTTTGCTGGAAGAACTAAAACTGAAACGAGAATTTAAACCTGATATTATCTTCGTTGACTATCTCAATATTTGTGCGAGTCAACGAATGAAGCAAGGTGGAAGTATTAACTCTTATACATATATCAAGAGCATAGCAGAAGAATTAAGAGGATTGGCAGTTGAGTATAATGTTCCCATTGTATCAGCTACTCAAACGACTCGTTCTGGATTCACAAACTCGGATCCAGGACTTGAAGATACCTCTGAATCTTTTGGCTTGCCAGCGACAGCTGACTTTATGTTTGCTTTGGTCAGTAATGAAGAGTTAGAAGCATTGAATCAGATTATTGTTAAACAGTTAAAGAATCGATATAACGATTTAAATCTTTACAAGAGATTTGTTATCGGAGTTGATCGATCGAAGATGAAACTGTATGATGTAGAAGCATCGGCACAAACGCTGAGTGACTCAGGAAAGACTGATGATGATGAACCAATGTTTGATAAAAGTAATTTTGGTCGCAGACAAAAAGCAGAATCGTTCGAAGGATTTAAGTTTTAGGAGAAAGTTATGGTAAAAGTAATTGTAGCAAAAGAGAAACTTGATATGACTCATATGCTGGGTCAATTCCCAGATGAGTCGAATTATGATTTCCTCATTGAAGAGGATTGTGATGTTTATATGCCAGAAATTCCTGGACACCCAGAGATGACATACTCTGAGGAAAGAATTGTTTTGAAGTTCCGCAAGAACTACTTTAGTAAAGAACAGCAAGACCAAGCATACTTTGGTCTCCGTGAAGCAGCAACTGAAACTCAGAACAGAGGTATGGCTGCAGGTCCAAGAGCAGAGAAGTTGGGTAATCGTGAGTGGGTCACTGAATACGAATCAGAAATTATTGATTACTTCTTGAATCCAAAGGCATCGTTGGACGGAGATCCAATTGATGTTATTAAAGCCAAACATGAAGGTAAGACTGACAAACCATCCACAAGAAATAATGTTTGGGGTATTCAAGCAGTTAAGAAAGACGGATTTGTATTTAATGCATGGGTTGAGAAAGTTCGTAAACTAGATACATCTGAAATGGTCACTGAAGCCAGACGAGTTGAAAAAGCATATGTATGCGCAACTACCTATGCCAATGGTGTTATGTCTGGTATCGCTGGATGGTTTGATCGTTATCCTCGTATTCCTTATGGTCGTGCAACATCTTATACTGCTCGTGAACCAGCAAAGTTTGCCATGGCATATCCATTCTTACAGCAACTTGCTCAAGGTTTTAAAGACCTGTTGCCATGGAGATACAACAATCAGATGGAAGCAGCAAAGAAACTAGATCCTGCATTCTTGGTTCCAGGAACTCCATTCACTACTGTTACTGTCAACAAATCATTTAGAACTGCATGCCATTGCGATGCTGGTGACTTTACTGCTGGTCTATCCAATCTATTGACTCTAACTAATAATGGTAACTATACAGGTTGTTATTTGGTAGCACCAGAGTATCGTGTTGCTGTCAATCCAAGACCTGGAGATCTATTACTCATTAACAACCATGAAGTAATGCATGGCAATACTCAAATTCAATTGCTTGATAATGTGGCAGAGAGAATCTCTTTGGTTGTTTACTTCCGTGAGAAGATGCTTGAGTTGGGTTCAAAGCAATACGAAGATTGTCGTTATGACTTTGTTGAACACCGTAGACTTAACAAAGAACACCCAGACCAAAAGTACGAAGATGGTTCTCAACGACATCTTTGGAATGGTGTTAGTTCTTCTATGTGGGAGTCTGATGAGTGGTATGAATACCTTGAGTCAAGACTTGGTAATGATACTCTAATGAAGTATCATCCAGAATCACAAAAGGCAAATTCACTTGAAGGATTCTTCTAATGTGCGGAGTCATTGGAGCAATTATTAAAAAACCTCATGCCGAGGATTTCTTAATGCTTCATCGTGTATTCCTTGAGTCTAAGATTCGAGGATTGCATGCTACTGGCATTGCTTATGTTAAGAACAACGAGATTGTTATTGACAAACGACCAGTTCCTGCTGATGAGTTTCCCTTTAACTTTCCAAGTTACGTAAATGAAGATGGAAATCTTTATCTTATCGGGCATTGTAGATATAGTACCAGTGATTTAGAATTCAACCAACCAATTGGTAATCAAGATCAAGCTGTTGTTCACAATGGTGTTATAACCCAAGAGTTGCCAGAAAACTGGAAAGAACTATATGGGTATACTTGCACTACTAAAAATGACAGTGAATTGATATTGCATTCTGATTCACCACTGGAAGAATTCCCAGATATGTCTATGGGTGTTTGCGAATTAACCAGTGATAAGAAGTTGCTAGTTTATCGCAATGGTAAGCGTCCATTATATTTGACATCTATATCAAATGGATGTATAATTACTTCTACTGCTGATATCTCAAAACGAGCAGAAGTTCCAGGATTCCCAATTAATATTTTAATGAACCACTATTTTACATTTGATGAACGTCTTGCAATGACGATTGAAAAAGTAAATATTGAAGATGCGGTAGACTTACAACATGAACTTTGTTAATTCAACAAGAGTTGAAGAGTTAATTAAAACTAGTCCAGCTGGCAAGAACACTAAGTTCTTATCAGCAGCACATTCATTGTGGTATCGTTTTCATAACTATGACAAAGCACCTCCACTGGCTTATGAAGTTAATGGAGAAGTTGTTTCACTAATCTTTGCCACATTCAATCGAGATGGTTATAGCAATCTTTACGAGATTGTTACACTTGAAGGAAATGAAGGTAAGGGTTACGCCTCAACGTGTTGGGATACTTGGATTGATTATGCAGTTAAAGAAAGAAAGATAACAAGACTGAAGATGTCTTGCACTCCTTCTTCAGTTACATGGCATTATAAGAATGGTTTGATTTGGTGGGCAGTTGATCCAACAGGTTCACTTCGTTCAGACCAACCATTGTTTTCAACAAGAGCAGAGCAGATTGCTTATCGTGACTTTGCCATTGTGAATCCACTACAAGCACTACCACCATACAAAGCAAGAGATCAATTTCGTGCTGAAGGTTTAGAATCATACAAGTGGGGTGATAAGAAAAGAGCAAAGAGCCAAACTGCAATTAATGCAGTTGGTAAAGCATGGTTACGAGAAGCACTAATGGATCAACCATCACTTGATGAATTTTTAAAATAATGGATTATCGTTTACCAGAAAATAATAGAGAAGCGTTCATTCGCTGGTATGCTTGGTCATTAAAATATGATGACTGTGATCCAGCTGTTTGGTGCACAAACTATTTGCACAATCGCTATGAACATAATGATGAAGAAAGAATTTGGTTAGCTTGGCTATATGGTAATACGTATCAACTACCAACTGCATGGGTTCTAAAGAATGAGTTCCCAGACTTTGAGTTGGCAACTGTGGATCGTATTACTCAGTGGAATACTACAAATTATAAACGACTACGTTACCAAACTGATACAAAGTGGAACAAAGGTCATCTACCTGCCATGTTTGCTTCTTATCAGCAATTCATTGGTGATAAAACACAACGAGAAAGAATAGAAGGTTTTTATGGAGACAATGAGGCACAAAACTTTGATAACTTGTGGAAAAGCGTTAAGTCTGGGCTGCATAAGTTTGGTCGCTATTCCACTTGGTTTTATCTTCAGCATCTTAAGCATACCGCTGGTATTCGCATCAGCCCTACTAGTCTCATGCTGGATGATTACGATGGCTCTCGCTCTCATCGTAATGGATTACTTTGCGCCCTCGGCAGATATAACGATATGGATAGAAAACTCAATGGAAGCGAGTATGCGACTCTTGAGTCAGAAGCCAGATCTATTCTCGAAGAAACCAAAGATAGATTCCCAGATTTATTATCCCAAATAGATTTCTTTACAATGGAAACTTGTTTGTGCTCATTCAAGAAAATCTTTAGAGAACATCATGGTCGTTACCTTGGGTATTATCTAGATCGTCAAGCTGAAGAAATTATTAAAGCTGAGGGTGATGGATGGTATGGTATTGATTGGAATGTTCTGTGGCAATCAAGAGAAGAAACCATTGACTTGAGATTAGATCATAGACATGGTATTGATAAAGATAAATTTACATCTTTTCTTAACACTGGCAAAATGCAGAATATGGATTGGATGTTTAATGATGAAGAACCTATATTAAATGGATTGGAGATGTTTACATGACAACGGTAATTGGTAATAATATGAATAATGATACAATAATAATTAGCAATGGTGGTTTAACAACAGGAAGCCTTACAATTGGTACTAGTGGAACAATATCAACAACGCATTCTAGTACGCTAGCATTCGGTGGATTCGATATAGAAGACTTTCTTGATTGTCATTGTTTCAACAAAATTACAGTTGAACACAAAGTTGCCGAATTCGAGTTAGCCAAACTTAAAGAAACTGTTCCAACTTATGCAGATGAGATTAAAGAAAACTTGTCTAAGAATCTTGCAAGGGATATAATCAAGAAAACTACATTCACTAAGAAACATAATGTGGATAGTGACACTCACCACTTTCTTGGAAGAGTATGGGTGTTTACTGAAGATGAACTAAAGAACTTAATACAGGAAGCAAGAAATGCTTAACGAAAAAGTAGGATTAACAGACCAGATCTCTATTCAGGTCATTCGTGCACAACCAAAAGTGCGTAAACTAATTGCTGTTGGTGGGCAACCTGGAACTGGTAAGACCACTTTATTCCGTAAATTTATGGAGAAGTATCAGTGGGAAACAGTTGAACCAAAGAAGATGCTTCCTGCTCTTTATTGTAAAGAACTAGACCTGTACATTCTAGGTAAGTATGAAGATGGTGAAACTTTTGCTGGTACAGATCGTCTAAGTATGGCTGTCCAACCAGTGGCACAGCAGTTCGTTACGGAGACTGCTTCTAATATTCTATTCGAAGGAGACCGAATCTTTAATCAGTCTTTCTTGGAATTTACAATGAAACTTTCCAATACGGATCTTCAGGTAATTTACCTTAAAGTTCCAGATAATATGTTAAAAGAAAGATATGCAGAACGAGGATCCGATCAATCTGCAACTTTCCTAAAAGGTCGGGCAACTAAATATAGTAATCTACTATCAAACTTTGAACTGATGCCTTATATTACCGAGTTTAGTAACACTAACTTAGAGGAGCAGGGAAAGGTACTCGCATTCTTGGAGAGTAATTTCAAGATGTAAAATGCCTTTCTGGGATGTAAAATGCAATGCAATTTTGAATTCCTAGAAAACGCTAATTACGATTGGATGGATCTGCTCAACTTTCAAAAGCGTCCATTCAGAGCAAAATTTGTACCTTCAAAAGTCTGGCAAGACCTAGACAACTATTGCAATGATAGCAAGGGTCTTTCAAACTACTTTAAAAAGTGGAGAACCAAAGTTGAGTTCCTTCCACAAAAATCCAAAGCCAAACTGTACGATACCTATGTTTCCGTTGGCGGTGAATATGGACCAGACGAAAGACAGTGCTGTATCCAAATATACACAACTGAGTTCGATAAATTTCGATTCACATACGATACATGGAACAAGTTTAAGTATCGTATAATCCAGACTCAAATGCATGAGCTAATACACTTTATGCAATTTGATAGAAGAGGAGATGCGTGGTCAAACTACGTTGTTCCTTACAAGAAAGTAAAACATGAAAAGAAGAACATTGAGAGAAGATATCTTTCTGAGTTCGATGAAATTCAGGCATATGCCCATTGTGTGTTACTTGATTTCAAAACCTACAAACCAACCATCACCACAGAAGAACTAATCAATAGAGCAAAGCACTCTAAAGATTCTTCCACTCTTAACTACATCCTTAAAGCATTCAATTACGACTATCGTAATAACGCTGCAATTCCTAAGCTGATGCAGCAGATCGTTAAGTGGGATCGTAAATACCAGCGAACTATTCGAGCATCTCGTCGTCCTAAATAATTAGTATTTACTAATAGGGAACGTGAATGAGTGCACTATCTGACAAGTATGAGCAGGATGTAGCCAAATACATCGATAAAATTCCAGGAGTTAAGGCAACTAGACCTCCAGGAGATACAGGGTATGCTGATGTTAAAGTAACATACGGCACGACTACTTCATGGATGGAAGTAAAGATGAATCATACTGATAATCTTTCTAATCCTCGTGTATTTTATTCAAATGGTAGTTGGAAAACTACTTATACTACTCCAGCAGCGCATGCTGCAGTTGATATTCTTAACAAGTCTTCTTTTTCTAAAGACTTCGTTAAAAAGATTGCTTTGTTCTCTGGCATTGCTTTAAATAAAATAAAATTACCAACAACCAAAGGTGGTCTCAAAGAAGATGGGGCAGTTCCTTTGGAGGTTATGAAAAAGTATTTTGATCAACCTAATGTTAATAGGTATATCGCCAATCAAGAAAACTATAATCTTGGTAAGTTAGTCACAGAACACTATACGCTTGGTAAAAAAGCTCCAGCTTATTATATGCAAGCTGCTGACGACTTTTATCTAATATCAAAAACTGATCCATTTAAGTTAGGTGCTAATCGTATTCCACTTCTTGCAGGTATGGGAGACTTCAAAGTCCGAGTTGCCACAAGATCTGATTTTTACGAGATTCAGGCAGAAATAAAAATTACTAAAATGCCTGATAGTACGTACTCTCTTAAACCAGGAACACAAAAGAAGAATCCATTTCTAAGGTAAGTTATGTTAAATTTTAAATCATTCTTAAAAGAAGAAACTCTACTATTAGAGAAGGGAAAGGCACTTAGCAGTGGAGTGGACAGTGATGATAAAGGTAAGTTACACGAAATCCTTTTATCAAAACATCTGCATCCAGAAACTAAATTACCTTCTCATCATCGTGCAGAATCTGAAAATGATGAACATGCTGGTACACCTCAACAAGTTCACGATCGTTTAAAGAAAAAGATTGGTGATGCTGCATATAATGAAATTGATTCACATGCAAAGTCTACAGCCAAATCACTACACGATCATCTAGTAGAACAAGGGCATCTAAAACCTGGACATAAGATTGGAAATGTTTATTGGACATCCAATGCTGATAAACCAAATAAACCTGGAGATCATGAAAAGACTACTGGCATTAAAGATGTAAACTCAAACGCAGATTTAATCGCTGAGATTCATGACAAAAGTGGTAAGGTTATTGGGCATCATGGAATCTCGGCAAAGTATGGAACAAACAAACAACCGAACTATCGTAATCCAGGACTTGACTCTTTAGAGAAAACTGCAAACATCCCAGCTGGTTCTTTAAACTCGCACTTAAAAGTTCATGCAACAGCTATGGAAAAATTAGGTTACGCTGGTACTGCAGAAGATCGTCATGCTCAATATAAAGCTGACAACTTGGGTATTGATAAAGTAAGAGCAGAACATGCTCGTCTTTCTGGACTTCTTTCTTCTGGTAGAAAGTTATCCGCCAAAGAAAAGAATACACATAAACATTTTGAGATGTTTGTTAATGCTCATGACAAACATAAGAAACCTGATGAATTTCTACAGATGGCTGCATCAAGAGCAAAGTCTGCAGAAGAAGGTGCGCTGATTGCTAAACGAGCAATCGCAAAGAAATTCTCAGATGGTTTGGCTACACATGATGATACCAAACTCAGAGAAATTGTTAATCAACATGTATCTGCTCCAACTAAAATACCACACACTGTGGCTCACTCTCATGTTCAAGATGATGGATCATCAAAACCTTTAGTAAAACCTGCACATAAAATTGCTGATGAACACTTGGACAATTATGAAAATCTTCACGTAGTTCATAATGGTGGCATTGCTGTCAACATTAAAGGCACACATAAGAAAACTGGTAAGATTATGAATGTGGCGACCATGACTATGAAGGGTTCTTCTGGTCCACACAAGGGAGCCAACGGCACTTTCACCTTAGGATAATCCCCTCAAGTCTGTAGGGTTATTAAAGAAAGTGGTTGCCTTTAATTGCAACTTGCGGTATAATAGAGTATAAAAAGATGAAAAGATTAAAGAGTTACATATCAGAACAGAAAAATACTCACATGACTCATGTGGAGGATTTGGTATTCGATGCAGGCATCGAGGGTACTCGTAGAGCAATAAACTTTCTCCGTGACTTACGTGACATGCTCGCTGGTAATTCTAAAACCAAAGTAACTGCCACAGTTAAATGGGATGGTGCTCCAGCTGTATTTGCTGGTATCGATCCACGTGATGGTAAGTTCTTTATTGCGAAAAAAGGTGTCTTTAATAAAGAGCCTAAGGTTTACAAAACCGCAAAAGACATCGATGCAGATACACAAGGTGATTTAGCAGCAAAGCTAAAGATTGCTCTTAGTGAGTTCAAGAAACTTGGTATCAAGTCTGGTGTTTATCAAGGTGACTTGATGTTCACCAATGACAAAAAGATCGTTACGATTGATGGACAGAAATACGTAACCTTCCATCCAAACACTATTGTGTACGCTGTTCCTGTTGGAAGCGAACTAGCCAACAAAATTATCAAAGCAAAAATTGGTGTTGTTTGGCACACTACATATACTGGTCCAGACTTTGAAAGCATGAGTGCTTCCTTTGGCAAGTCTATCGTACAGCACATGACACCAAATGCATCTGTATGGATGGACGATGCAAACTACAAAGACTACTCTGGTGTCGCTACATTCACTCAAGAACAAACAGCTGAATTGACTTCTACTCTTTCTCAAGCTGGTTCTTTGTTTACTTCTATTCCTGCTAAAACTCTTAATGCTATCAAAGATAACGATGAGTTAAATATGGCAGTCAATACATACAACAACTCTAAAGTTCGTGCGGGTGAACAGATTACAGATACCCATGCACACGTTGTTGGATTATTTAATTATATCCACGACAAGTACCAAAAAGAGATCGACAAACGTGCCACTGATAAGGGCAAACAAGCCCAAGAAGAAAAACGAAAAGAAGTTCTAAAGTTTTTCGTTGATCATGATAAGTCTGAGATTGTTAAGATTTTCGATCTAGTTAATCTACTGGCAAAGGCTAAATTAATGATCGTAAATAAGATGAATGAGGCTGGACATATTAGCACCTTCCTTAGAACTACTAATGGATATAAAGTTACTGGAGTCGAAGGGTTTGTCGCCATTGATCACTTGACAGGTGGAGCAGTAAAGATTGTGGATCGTCTTGAGTTTAGTAAATCAAACTTCTCCGCTGATATTATCAAAGGATGGCAACGATGAAATTCTGTTGTATCCTAAATAGCTTAGTAAAACCCCTTTATAGATGGATAAAATGAAAGATTATAAACAGTTAATTAAAGAACTGCCTAGCAAAACAGTGGTATTCGCATTCGGAAGATTCAATCCTCCGACAATGGGACACGAGTTGCTGGTTAAAGCAGTTAAAAAACTGGCTGATCAACGAAACGCTGATCACGTAATCTATGCATCTAGGTCACAAGATGCTAAAAAGAATCCCCTATCTGTAGAGAAAAAGATTAAGTATCTTAAACTTATGTTTAAGCGTACTAATTTTGTTGCAGCAAATGATAAGGTTCGTACCTTTATCGAAGCTGCAGCACAGTTGAACACAAAGTATAAAAACCTTATCATGATTGCTGGTTCAGATCGTATTGCTGAATACAAGCGTTTGTTAAATACATACAACGGTAAAGAATTTAACTTCGACACTATTGAAGTAGTTTCAGCAGGTGAACGAGATCCAGATGCAGATGATGCTTCTGGTATGTCTGCTTCTAAGATGCGTGCACTAGCAGTTAAAGGTAACTATTCAGACTTTAAAGTAGGTCTGCCATCTACTGTTCGTGACATTGATGGTAAAAGATTAATGAATGACATTCGTGATGGTATGGGTCTTGAACCGATCAAAGAACAGATTGTTCTTGTTAAAAATGAACTGCGTGAAAGATATTTCAATGCAGAGATTTTTAATGAGGGAGACATCGTAGAATCTGACGGTAAAAAATTCAAAATCGTTAAACGTGGTTCAAATCATTTACTATTAAAAGAAGAATCTGGAAAATTAGTATCTAAGTGGATTCAAGATGTTCAACCAACAGAAGAAAAAGAAAATATGCAAGAAGAACTTACAGATAAAACATTAAGACCAACTGATAAGATTAAAGTTGCTCGTATTATTGCTACTATGCTTGGTAATGATAATGCTGAGTCATCTTCTAATCCAGAAAATCTTATCAATCAAGCACTACGCAAAGTTCGTACAAAGGCACTTAATCCAGAAGCCTTGCATATCCTTGATAAAATGCTTAATCTTGCCACAGAGCAAGGTATTAAATACGATGCTACACTAAAACCAAATAAATTAAAAGAAGGTGCTGTACAAGTTAATGGTACAGATAAGATTGAGACAACTACAGATTCAGTTGTTGTGAATAAAAATAGTAACTATAATATTGCAAAAGATATTCTTAGATTCAGTGACTTTAAGAAACTGCAAAAGATGAATTCTGTTAAAGAAGAACACGAAGAAACTCCAGGACAGACACATCAAATTGGTGGCACATTATCATCAAGTGATACTTCAGATAATCTTCGTCGTCGCAAGGTTAAATATCATCTAGGCGAACAAGATGATAGCGTAGCAAAAGAAACTGCTAAAGCAAATCTAATTGCCAAGCATGCTAAAGAAAAAGAGTCTCTTTCTGATAAACAAACTAGAGAAAAAGAATCTTTAAGTGAATTGTCAACGGATCTTCTAGCAAGATATAAAAAGAAAGCATCTGAACAAGCATCTGCAGCAGACAAAGCTGGTGATTATGCCAAAGGTGACAAACGATTCAAAGGTATCAACAAAGCCACTACCAAGCAATTCGATAATGATCTGAAGAAACATGATCAACTTAAAGAAGAACATATTGTTCATGTAGATGACGGTAGCAATTATGGTGACAAGCCACATGATAAAGATGTTGAACATGTCATGGCTGGCGCAAAGAAACACAATGGTGAATTTGATGGAAACTCTGATAAGGGTGCTTTCTTTAAATTCAAATCAAACAGTGATGCTAAAAACTTTGCAGACCATGTCAAAAGAGCACCGCACAAAACTGTTCATGCAGACCTACATGAAGAAGTTGAACCAGAAGATACAAACGATATCGTCTTTCCAGAAATGTCTGATGATGAAGTCGATACTATGGCAGACAAATTATCTGATGATGATTATCTAGATGTATATGATGAAGATGAACTGGGTATTGTTGATGCTGAAACTGGCGAAGAATTGCCAGAAGATGAACCAGAAGAAAAAGAACTTGAAGAATCTGCTTTATGGGAAGTTCTTTCTCGCATTGAACGCATGAAAGCTAAAAGTAGAATTCGTCGCACCTCAGCAAAGCGTGAGCGTGCAACCAAGATAGCACTCAAGCGTTACTCAAACACTGCAACAATTAATAAGCGTGCACGTCGTTTAGCAGTCAAACTAATCAAGCAACGCATGCTACGTGGCAGAGATGCATCAAAACTTTCTGTTGGTGAAAAAGAAAGAATCGAAAGAACACTAGAGCAACGCAAAGCAATTATTGGTCGCATTGCTACTCGTCTAGCACCTCGTGTTCGTAAAATTGAGAAAGCAAGATTGTCTCATTCAAAATATACTCAAGGTAAACAACCAAGTGTATTCTAAGGAA